GATGCCAGCAACCTGCTGGCCGGCGACATGGACACCGCCGACCTGCAGAACCTGTATGCGGTGCAGGAGCAGCAGGACCGTGTGGTTCAAGCAGCTGCCGTGGCTGATGCGGCCAATGAAGCGATCAGCGACGTGCTGCTTTATGCGCCGATCGCCAATGTTGCCTCGATCCCCGGCAGCCCGACCAACGGCGACCGGATTGAGCTGGCCGACTCCACCGGCATCGAGAGCTTCTCGCCGCTCTCTGGCCGCCCCGCTGGTTTTGTCGGCAGCAGCCAGCTGCGGGTGCGGATGTACTGGAACAGCGCCAGCAATACCTGGATCTGGGGGTCGTATTACACGGTGGATCCAGACGGCCGCTATGTGCGGCAGAGCTCGATCAGTAACAGCGTCACCAGCACATCACAGGCAACGGTTGCAAGCTCCGCGGCCGTGAAGACCGCCAAGGACGCGGCGGATACGGCAGCAACGGCAGCGGCAGCTGCCCAGGCGGCGGCGGCATCCGCTGCATCAGCGGCAACTACAGCGCAGACCACGGCCAATGGCAAGCTCACAGATAGCTGCGCCACGGATCGCGTGCTGGGCCGCAGCTCAGCCGGCACCGGCCCCGTTGAGCAGATCACGCTGACTGCCGCTGGCCGCGCCCTGCTGGATGACGTGGACGCAGCTGCACAGCGGACAACGTTGGGCCTCTCAACGGTCGCCGCCACAGGCTCCTACGCAGACCTCACCGGCAAGCCAACGATTCCATCAATCGCCGCCAGGTCCGACATCAACGGCGTTCATACAACCGGCTCGATCACCAGCGGCACCGCCAGCCTGACGGTCGCCAGCGCCACCGGCATCGTTGCTGGCATGGTGGTGACCGGCGAAGGCATCACGCCCGGCACCACCGTAAGCAGCATCAACGGCACGTCCGTAACGCTCAGCGCCAATGCAGGCAGCACGCTCAGTTCGGATCCGGTCGGCTTTTACGACAACGCAAAGGCACTCAGCCCCGGCAGTGTTGGCGGGCAACTGTGCCGCGCCTGGGTCAACTTCGACGGCACCGGCGCCGTGGCGATCCGCGCCAGCTACAACGTCAGCTCGATCACTGACAACGGCGTGGGTGACTATACGGTGAACTTCACGACGGCAATGGCGGATGCGAATTATTCAGCTGTGATTACTGCCCAAGAGACTAGTGCTGGCGGGCGCGATGGTTTCCTATCAATTCGAGGAGGCACTTCACCATCAACTAGCGCGATCAGATTTTCCGGTGGCGTAAATAATGCTTATTTTGCAGCTGATAATTCAATCGTCTGTGTCGCCATCTTCCGCTGACCCATGACCCACATCATCCACCCCACTGCTGACGGCGTTGCGATCACCACTCCCACCGGAGAGGTGCCGATCGAGCAGGTTGCCCAGCAGGTCGCACCCAACGGCATCTACGCCATCGTCACCGCTGACCAGATCCCCTCCGACCGCACCTTCCGCGCTGCGTGGGTCTACTCCCCCGATGGCATCGAGATCGACCTGGACCGCGCCAAGGCCATCGCGCACGACATTCGCCGCCGCCGCCGCGCTGATGAGCTGGCGCCGCATGACCGCGTGATCAGCCTGAAGATCCCCGGCGCCAGCGCCGACAAGGCCGAAGCGGCACGCGCTGCCATCCGCACCCGCTACAACGCCATGCAGGATGCAATCGACAGCGCGGCTTCAGTCGAGGATCTCCAGCGTCTGCTCTCCCCACAAAACGCCCTTGGCCACACCTGACAGACTCGATACGCTGTGGGGGTGCAGACAATGACCATGGAGCCAGCCACGATCATTGCTGCCCTGGGTCTCCTCGGTGCCGGCGTCGCCGGCATCTGGAAGATCGCCGGGCAGTTCGGTGATTTCCGCGGCCGGACCAACACCTGCATCGAGCACCTGACACGGCTGACCAGCAAGCACGACGAGCGGATCTCAACGCTGGAGAGGGCCCGCTGATGGATCGCATCGCCAGCTATGTCGCCGTTGCCGTCGCCATCCACGGCCTGGCGCTGGTGATCGTCAACATCACTCCCACCCCCAAGGACAACGAGGCCCTCGACAACATCAGCCGCCTGGCCGTGAAGACCTATCGGCTGATCGAGGTCATCGCCGGCCTGTGGGGCCCCCTGGCCAAGCGCTGAATCCCTGCCCGGTGAAACCATGGCCGACCTCGCCAAACAGCTCGAAGACCTCCACGCTGCCGTCGTCGAAACCGTCAAGACCCGCATCGAAAACGGCGGCACCCGCGACGACGACGGCAACCTCCTCGAACCCCTCAGCAACGACGACCTCCGCGTCGCCCTGCAGCTGCTGAAGCAGAACCAGATCAGCGCCGCTGCCATGCCAAGCACCCCAACGGCAGACCTGGCGCGAATGGCCGGCAAGCTGAACTTCCAGACCCTGGAAGCAAAGGCCAAGGTTGTGCCCATCCGCGCAGACGACAAGCTCAGCGCCTGACGCCCCCGTAGGCCACGCCACGAGGCCGCGGCGTCCAGCCAAGCGCCAAAGCATCAATACTGGCGCCGGTCTCGTCAAACCACGCCTTCAGGTTGGCCTCGTCGATCTCGTCTTGGCGAACCTGACGCGCCACCTTCTGGTCCTGCGCGGCGGCATCCACAAACCAGCCGACGCCAAGCGACAAGGCATCAATCCGGTCGTCAAACTGCAGCGCCCCACGCTCGGTCGTGATTCGGCTGAGCTGGTACATCAACGAGCGGGCATGGCCGCTGTCAGGATCGCGCTCAGCGCCGGCCCAGTCCTGTTGGATCACCTCTTGATTCACGACCAGGCGGTGCTGCTGCACCACTGGCGCCAGCACGTCGACGATCCGCCGTTCCTTCTGCCCTGACACGCGCTTTTCCTCGATTGAGCAGGGATGAACCGCCTTCACAACGGGTTGCAGCAAGGCGGTGAACATGCCATCGCCCAGGTTGGATTCCGCCACGATGGTGTTCACCTTCCACCGCAGCGCCTTCTGCGCCAGTAGCTGCAGAACCTCTGGCTCGTACCCCCTGGTCGTGCCACCGGCCTCCAGCAGGAACAGGTTGCCATTGAGCTCTGCAATCACCGCCCAGGCCAGCTCATCGCTGCCGCGGCCGGATGGATCCACCGCCAGGATGCACCGCCAGGTTTCCTTCTGCGGCACCCACCCCTGCACCAGCGCCGGGCCGTAATAGGTGCGGTCGCTGCCGAGCCCCACGCATGGCAGGCTCTGCAGGCGGTGTTCATTGGCCGAAGACCACCCCACTACATCGGGCAGCGCCTTGCCGTCCAGCGGCATCACGATCAGATCGCCCAGCCGGATCGGGTAGCGATCAAGCGTCGATAGGCGGCAGTTCAGCATCAGCTGCAGCTGCACGCCGGCTCGCGTCGTCCGCATTTCCCGGCTGCGCAGTTCCTGCTCGCCAAAACGCTCCGGGTCGGTCGGCTTGCCGGCCAGGCTCGGATCGGCTTCAACCTCTGCTGCGATCAGTGGATCCAGCCCGCCCTCGTAGCACTCCCACTGATCCGGGTCTGCCGGGTTGGGGTATCGCGCCGGCCAGTACCGGATCGCGTAGTTCCGCTCACGTACCAGCCGCAGATAGAGCGATGTCTCCAGGTGCGGTGTGCCGAGGAACATGATCATCCGCGGCAGATCCTGGCCTTCATCCGGCTTGAGGATCATTTCGAGCTCGGTCACGGCCTGCGCCAGGCGCTCCTGCTTGAGCGGTGTGATCGAGTTGTTCAGCGTCTCGATGTCGTCTGGAATGGCGCAGGTGCAGCGCTTGCCGGTCAACGCAGGCGACAGGATGCCAACCGCCCGCACCGATGGGCTCTGATCAACGATCGCAGGCCCCACGTCAAAGGCCTTGGTTGAGCTCCGGCCATCGGCCCGCGGCTCCAGGCACCGCAGGATGTCGATGTCGCGGATGCAGCGCTGCATGAAGGTCGTAACCTCCACCGCCTTCTCCAACGTGCTGCCAGGGATCAGCACCTTTTCGTTGAACGGATCGATCCGCAGCCGATGCAACGCCCGGAAGGCGGCCATGGTGCTCTTGGCCACACCACGAAACCCCACCGTGATCTGACGGTTCGGGCCGTTCTCCATCCAGTCGCAGATGCCCAGCTGCTGCTTGGTGGGCTCATCCGCCAGGTTCAGCTCCCGCAGCAGATAGCAGACGAAGTACGGGAACCGCCCAGGGCCAATCTCAGGCGGGATCGGCGTCCAGCTCACAAGGAAACCCCCTCAGCTTTCAGGGCCGAGGGGGCTCCGCCACCACACCACATGGAGGCGGTCACACCCTACTCCGTGAATGCCTCGTTGACGTCGGGCGTTGCCGGGTCGTCGGCCTCGAACTGGCCTGTCTTGCGCCGTGCTCGTTTCGGCGCTGAGGGCGTGTTCTCTGCGGCAGTAGCAGCAGCTCCAGCAAGCGCAGCCTCAGCTGCCGCCACCACGTCGTCAGGGACATCCGAACCCCATGCCTGAAGGCCAAGCCGTGCCCGGTCGGCGTTGGAGACGTACACGGGTGCAGAGCAGGTAGGCACAGCGTATCGCCTCAGTCGTTTTCTTCCAGCGCCAGCTTGAACTGCGCCCAGAGATGGCCGCGGGCCTGTGCGCTGCCAACGCTGGCGACATACGGGTTGAGGATGAAGTAATGCCCGCCCGTCTGGCGATCACGCACTTTCACCAAGGCGCTGGCCTTGCGGAGACGGCCGATTGCCTTGATGCAGGAGGTGTAGTTGCTGCCAATCTGTTCGGTCAGCGCCCTGGCGGTGGTGCGCACCTTCCCGGTTCGATCCATGCGGCTGACCATGGCCAGCAGCACGCAGATGTCCAGCGGCTGCAGCTCTCGCTGAGCAAGCGCTTGAAAGATGTCGTCCAAGTCCCTTGCCTGATGCACCATCACGAATCGATCCGCGTCGTCAAAATGATCTGCCATGGGAAACCGCGCCTCAGCTATTCGCCTGACCGCTTTTCTGGCCGCATAGGAAACGCCTAGGCCAGTTCTGCGACTCCCGTGTGATTTCCCTGCGTCTCACGAGACGGTCAAAATAGACACCAGTCATACCAACGGAATCCAAACACGCAGGGCCACACTACTTTGGCCCTGCGACCTTGGCATCCCCCGCCGCCACAGGCCCGTTTTCGCGCCCCTCTAGTTCTTAAGAAAGGGTCAATCCAGTCAGGCAGAGGGAAGGCGTACCCACAGCGACCGAATCTCTCGATCCAACCCATCCCCACCCCACCTCCGGGGCCCTCTCACTGCATCACCCCTGCAGAAGCGCCAGGAAGGCCCCTCCGATGGGGTGGGGCTCCACTGACACCGATCACTCCCTTCCGTGCCCTTCCTGCCCCTGCTGGGCGCCTCTCCGTGTGTGTTCGTGCTCGATGGGCGCCTCCCCTCCACCCCCGTAGACCTCTCGCACCCCTCCGCGCTCACCCGATCC